TGTTGAGGTCCGCGCCATCCACCGGCGCCGCCAGCCAGTAACGGTTGTCGTGCCACAGGCCCACGGCGTTCTCAGCTCCATCGCTCGGAATGCGGGCGATCTGGTCCGCGATGGCGTCCGAAAGAGGCTTGGTATCTCCCCGCAATTTAAGATCCAACCGCGCATCGAGGCGGTAGACGCCGGCATCCGAAAGGAAATAAATATACTGACCGGCCGTAGCGATGGACCGGCGGGCGCTGCAACCAATTTCATCCGTCAGCAAATCCAAACGCGAGACCAACCCGTCGCCGCTTGAGGGGTCGTAAGTCTGGTTCACGGTAGCCAGCCAGATGCTATTGCGCATGAAGATAAGGAAGCTGCCCTCCACCCATGGATGCACCGCCACGATGTAGTCGTTGCTCCCTTTGTTGGCGCGAAAGCTGGCCCAGAACGGATCATAGACATCCGGCTCCAGCACGTCCGAAAGCATCACTTGGTCGCGGCCGTCCGGCAGCACAAGGCGGTTGCCGATATAGCTGGCCCACGGCACCGAGCGCATCCGGCGATACGTTGCGCCCTCAGCCGGAACACCACCCGGCGCCTTGACAAAAGGCGTTGTAATGTCGCCGGTCCAATACATCGGCGGCTTGACCCTGCGCACCGTCCGCCCCGCACCGGCCGTCATGCCCACCGTGCCACTAGGCACCGTGATGGAGAAGCTGTCCGTGCTGACGCTGACGATGTCATATTCGTGGCCCGCAAAGGCCGCCACGGTGCCGCCCTCCATCCGCACCCGCTGACCGGCCGAGTAGCCATGCGCCGTGCAGTAGACCGTGGCCGTGGTGCCTGACACGCCGATGCCGCCGCCGGTCAACTCCTTCGGACCCCAGCCGGCCACATTCTGGTCGGCCTCCCGCAGCAGATACATCCGGTCAAACGCCTGCACCATCGAGACCTTGTCGGTCGGCTCAATGATCTCGCCCGCCGGATACGGCAGCGGCTGAAGGTAATTGATCGCCACCAACTCGTTGCCGATTTGATCCGTGATCGGATCGCCGGTGTGATCGGTGATGATGCTCTCAACATCTCCGAGGCTGTTCGTGTCGTCGTAGACAAACGCCCCCGTTGCCGTGGCCAGCAGGATATACTCCTTGTTGTTCAGCCCCGGCGAGCGGTAGGCGCCGCTGGCGAAGACGCCGTTGGGATAGGTCGTGAGCAACTGCACGCCGTTGGTCCCGATGCCCAAGGTGAAATCCAGCACCGTCTCCGTCGTCTCAACCGGATCAAACCGGAACGGCAGCGTCAGCGGGAAGTCGCCGGACAGCAGGTCATCCGCCAACCGCCGCGCACCCTTGCGCGTCTTGGCCGTCCCGCGATCCAGCCGCATGTTCTCGCTCAACTGCAGCACGCCCGCCGGCAACGCCACCGGGTTCATCCGGCTGGCAAAGCCGAGGAAACCTGCGTCGCCGTCGCGGGCGGTTGGAGATTGGAGGGGCATTATTGCGGAATTTCTACGCCGTTTTCATCAAGGTTTTTGCTGTATAACTCTTGCGCTTGTTTGGATTGTTGAATCCTTGCGAGGAGATCCCGCTTCTCCACTTCATCACTAATGGTTTTTAGGATCAGTTTTCCAATTTGCAGTGCGACGATTTCTTCGATTTGTCTGTTCATACTGTTAGACTCGTTTCACAACATTTCCTGCGCCGGTATCAACCCACAGTGCTCCGCTTGGCAGCCCCGCGCTTGATGTGGGAAGGTTTGGCGCCAAGACTCCTGTTGATCTCACGTCGAAATAAGTGACAGATGCTGCTGCATTTGAAACAATCAGAGCGCCGCCGTTTGTTCTTACGTCTCCGCCTGTCGCGGCAAACCCATCGCAGCCAATGTTTCCGCTTGCATCGACATTGAACAATATGTCGTTGTTGGCTGCGTTGATGCACCGTATTAAGTCACCAGTAGGCGATGTATCCGTGTTTCTTTGAATTACGACTGCGGCGGAATTGTTGACAAGCTGCTTTCCGCTAAAAAGGCTGTTTGGGAAAACGCTAGAATTGCTAAACGAAATTCCTCGATTGAGTGTTGCATCGACAAAAATGTGCATGGCATTTTGCACAGCTTTAGTTGTGATGCCGTAAAACCATGTGCCTGTTCCGATCACTAAATTTCTGTCTATTTCCAAGGCAACATCTGCATCCGCGCTGCCGTGGCCGCTAATGAGTATTCCCCGCGTTATGGCGCTCAATGAATGGCTAACGACATCGACTTCCAGCCCAAAATATGCTCCAGCAGCGCCAGCATTGGCTTCAACCAGCGTATTGAGTGCCCACACATCGCTGCCGACAGTCGGAGAATTTCCGGCAGCACCAGCATACAGCGAAACATAGTATCCTGTAGCTGCTGCCGAAGGCGCAATCATTTCAACCGTAGCCCCATTTACTGCGGCTTGGGAGTAGGATGGAACGGATGTTGGCCTGCTTAGAATCCAAGGGCCGGCGGCAACATTTCTAATGTTTGTAGCAATGTTTGGAAATTTCCCAGCGGCCCCAGTTCCACTCCCAGAGAATGATGCCGCGACATCAATGTCCCAATAAATAGATTTGGTTCCCCACGTTGGCTCTGCCGATAATAAATACGCACCTGACGGAACAACTATCCTGCCACCAGCAGAAGGGAGAGCGCTTATGGCGGCGACAAAAGCCGGGTAGTCATCTGCGATGCCATCGCCCACGGCGCCAAAGTCTTTGACGTTGACCGTGCCGTTGATGGTGTTCAGCCCCTTGGCCAGCTCGGCGCCGGTGGCTCGCTTGGTAATCCCGCCCTGGCTGATGATTAGTTCGTCGGCGGCGTTGACGGTTGTGGCGTCTGTTAATTGGGGAATTGTTTTGGCCATATCTTTAAGTGTTCAGTGGTTCAGTTTTCAGTGTTCAGCCAGAGAGGCTTTCAGCCGGGTCTTAAATCTTGCCGCATCACCGGGGGAAATGTCGGTCTTGCGGGTTGGGGAAACTTGTTGGTGCGTGACCACCATGTTCAGCGGGATACCCCACTTCTTCATGCGGGGGACCAGGTATTCGAGGGCGCTGTTCATGGCGGCCTCGCCGAGCGGGTCCTCGTAGGTGTTGCCGTCCCAGGCCACGCCGAGGCTCCAACTGTTGAGATCGGGGCGGCCTTGCCACGAGCTGCGGCCGGCGTGCCAGCAGCGGTCGGTGTCGTTGGCGAAGACTGTCCGGCGGCCGTCGCGGGATATGAGGACGTGGTAGCTCACCTTACTCGCGGGGTTGGTGATCCAAGCGCAGCTGCCCCGGTAGCTGCCGTCCGAATGATGCAGGACAACGGCTTGCGGCTTGATGCGGTGGGCTTGTTTGTTCGGCGTGCTGAGTCGGCGTTCGTCGTAGCTCGTCAGCGGTGGCTCGACGGTGAAGCTCGGCCTGGATGCGGAGACATAACTCGGCGAGACCGGCGCTGGGGTAGCGTCGGATTTCTTGCCAAAGATTCTCTTGATCCAGGTCCACATGGGTTATTTCGCGTAGCCTTTGGTCGGGGGATTGACCGTGACCGTGGCTTGTTGCTTGAGGAAGTCGTAGCCGACGGTGACGCAGCTGGTCATCGACAGGGCGATGAGCGCGAGGGCTGAGACTTGGAGGCAGCGGCGGGTCCGGAGGCCCCGCCCTACCTGGTCGGCTTGCGGTTTCATCCTTCGTGTTAGAGCCGGGCCGAATTATCCTTCGCAACAATTAGTCCCCAGCCGGCGGTGATCGCGGCGAGGTGCATTGCCAGGTCGCCGACGGGCGTGCCTTCGAGGACGCTCTTGGCGACCGTGAGGGCGCTGATGAGGATGGTGATGACTCCGAGGATGGTCGTTTTGATGTTACGCATGGTTTTGTTCTCCTTATGATTTCCGGCGGTAGTCCCGGATGACTGAAAGTAGGGTGACGACGCCGATGGCCAGGCCGATGCCCAGGCCGGCGACGCGCAGGTAGACTTCGAGGGTCTGCATGAAGGACACGGCGACGGTGCCGGTGGTGGCGACTGTGCCGAGCAGTCCCCTCTCCAAGGTGCTAAGTGTGGAATGCTCGGCGCTCATGGCTATTTGCGGTAGGCGATGACGGACCCGGCGTGGAGTTTGATGGCGGTGAAGATGCCGTCGATCGTGGTGCCGGATGGGATGGCGGTGGCGCTGCCACTGGTGAGGTTGGCGATGCCGGTGCTGTTGCCGGTGAGGACTTCGAATTTGGTGGCGTTGTCCAGGCTGTCGATGCTGACGAATTCGCCGGTGACGGCGTTGGTGTCGGCGATGAGGACGCTGCCGTTCTGGCGGTTGGTTGTTCTTACGTTAGGGTGCATGATTTTTAGGAGTGTGAAGGTGTGAAGGTGGGAAGGTGTGAAAGTTGGCGGTTGGCAGTAGTCAGTCGTCAGTAATGTCCGATCCGGGCGGACCAGGCTTGGGGTTGGTTTTGTTGGAAGTAGAATTTGTCGCGCTCGGTCACTAGTTCGTTCATGGCTTTTTCTTCCATGAGGGTTGATTTCGTGAGCTGTCCGTCTTCTTCGAGGAGGCTCGCCGTGAGGTAGTAGCCGACGGCTTTGCTTAGGACGGCGGGGACTGTCGCCGAGAGATTTGATGTGGTGTAGGTGTCGGGGCGGAGGCGGTATCTCACCCAGGCGGTGGTGGGGATGTCGGCGTCGTCGGGGAAGCGGATGCTGTCGCCGAGGAGGCTGTATTGGAGTTCGCGGGGTGAGGCGGTTTTGTTCGGGTTGTCCCGAGTGATGGCAAAGACTTCGCCCATCGGGGTCTCGCCGCCGCCTTGGTCGTAGTCGATGTAGAAGCCGTTCGTTTCGTTGCCCTGGATGGTGCGCTCTTCGATGCGGCACAATTCGGGCCAATCGGCCCAGGTCCAGCAGGCCTCGATGGCGTCGTTCGCCGCGGCGACGAGCATGGTCTGCGCACCGGAGGGGACGTTGCTGATCGTGCTGGCATCATTCCCGACGCGTTGCCACGCCCGGAGGATGATGCTTTGGAGAGTTACGGTGCGCATGACGATGAGTGGCGAGTGACTTGTGACGAGTGACGAGTTAAGAATTCAGAGTGTTCATGGCCGATTGCACGGCGGTCTCGAAGGACACGGGAGGCTGGGGCCAGTCGTTGCGGGGGCTTGGATCGGACGCGAAGATGGCGAGGATCTGCTGCAAGTATTGCTCGATGGCGTCCAGCTCGGGGCTTTGCTGGCCGGCGGCGGCGAGGGACTGGCGGAGATAAAGCAACGTGGGCTGGCGTTCGCCGCCGAGGCCGACGGATTTGAGGTGTTCTTCGGCGGTGATCGGCTCGGCTTCCGGTGCCGGTGCGGGCGGAAGTGTGGCGAGGTCGATGTCGGCCAAGCGGACGGCGGATGTTCCGGCGGGCGGTTGCCACTTGGCGGTGTCGCCGTCCCAGAGGACGACGTTCACGAGGTGCCCGTTGGCTTGATCGAGGATGGCGTATTGCTCGGTCATGGTTAGAAATAGGTTGTCACTATGACGAGGCCGTTGCCGCCGGCGCCGCCGGTGTTGGTGCCACCTGCGTCGTTGAGACAGGCGCTGCCGCCGCCGCCGCCGCTGCCAAGGAAGCCGTCGCCGCCGATATTGCCTTGGCCGGATGCGCCGGGGCTGCCGCCGCTGGCGCCGACGCCGATGATTTGAAATGATGCGGTGCCGTTGGTTCCTGCCGCATTGGTCGTCGCGGATTTCCCAGCGGTGCTAAATGTTGTTGTTCCCACACCGCCGCCCG